AGGCTGACCTCTGGTGCCACCGGTAGCCGTCAGTGCTGGCATGAGCGTCCTCCGGAATCTGCTGACGAGGACTCGCGAGGGGCACCACGGGTCGATGGACTCATCTGTCTAGCACTCGCCCACGCGCGCTGCTAGAGAGTGACCGCTCCGATAGGAATTGGTCGCGCGACATCCCCAATCTTGGGGACGACCAAGGCCCCGGCGTCCACCGGAAACGCCAAGCGCCGCCCGCTCCGAGGTGGGGGACGGGCGGCGGTCGGCCTGCGGAAGCGGGTCAGTGGCTAGCGCCCCTTGCGGTTGGCCTGAGCGGCGCGAGCACCGGCGCGCCGGTCGACGTGGTCAGCGATTCTCGGTGACCTGCGTGGCGGAGAGGCGCAACTCCGCGCTCTCTCCGGTGCTGGCGTTGAGCCCGGCGACGGCGAAGGCCGCGGCGACCTCGGCGCCCCACAGGGTCAGCTCGAGGTCACCGATCCAGCCCTTGGCGAGTGCGTAGACGACGACTGGGGTGCCGAGGACGTTGGCGAGGTAGAGGGCGACGCGGACGCGGAACGGGACGTTGATCTTCATGGTGGTCTCCTAGGGCCAGAGGGTGAGGAAAGTGGCGGGGTGGTCGCTGCCGACGTCGCGGTGGGCGAGCCCGTCGGCGGGGAGCCAGAGGCGGAGGGCGAACCCGTCGATGTGGTGCATATAGATCCGGCGGCGGGGCATGGCGTCGGCGATCGCGGGTCGGCGGCGGTTCCAGTCGGCGCCGATGTCGTACACGGCGAGGGTGCGGACCAGGCGCATCCAGACCGACCACCATGGCGACCAGTTCCGTTTCGGGGGTGCGTGTCCGGCGGCGACCTTGTGCCGCCAGCCCGCGCGAGTGCCGGGGTCGATCTTGAGGACGGCGACCACGACGTGCCGGTCGTTCATCTGCTTCGCGCGGCGGCCGCGGAGCCAGGCCGTGACGCCGAGGCGCAGGTGCCAGCGTTTCACGTAGCCGCGGGAGCGGCGGATCGCGACGGCACATCCGGCCTTGGCCCAGGTCGAGGTGTCCTGGGCGACGTCCCAGCCGGGGCCTAGCACCTCGGCGACATCGATGTTGGCGACCTCGCACATGGTGACGACGTCGGCGTGCTCGACGGCGGCGAGGACGATCCCCTTGGTCTTCTCGGGCGAGGCGGTGGCGCCCTGGCCGTTGACCTGGCCCCGGCGCAGGGGGCGGGGGCGGGAGAGGCCGCGAAGCCGGCGTCGGCGAAGCCAGCGGCGACGGTCGCGGCTCACGAGAGGATCACCGCGCGCTGGGAGGGGTTGGCGGCGAGGATGCGCCGGCCGCGGGACGTCTTCATCAGGCGCCGGGCCTCGCGCTCGCAGACGGTGATGTTCTGGACGATCTCGAAGTGCATCTCGTCCTTGCGGCCGTGGTAGTCGCCGCCCCAGCGGATGACGCCGCGCATCTTGCGGAGCTTCGCGTGCAGGGCATCGACGGCAGTGCGTCGGCGGAAGATGCCGGTGCGGACCTTGCCGAGCGGGTGGGCCATGGCGTTGAGGTCCATCGCTGTGGCGCTGTAGTGGTTCGACGGGGTGATCGCGTTGCGGATCGCCCGGACGGCGTGGCCCCAGTCGTCGAGGACCCGACCGAAGACGGGCTCGATCTTCTCGGCGTACCAGAGCGCGAGATAGGCGAGCAGGAACCCGGCGGACCCGTTGCGCAGGCGCAGGGTGAAGGTGCCGGTGCGCGCGGGGATGACCCACGTGTAGAGGCGCTGGTCGCCGTACTCGAGGAGGGGCCAGCGGTTCTGCGAGGTGGTCATGACGGCGGCTCCTGGATCTCGGGGGTGGTGGGGTCGGTCTGCTTGGCGATGGCCTCGACGCCGCGCCACATGGCGACGTTCTCGGCCTTGGTGGCGACGCGCTCGATCGCCGCCTGCTCGAGCGCGTCGACTCGCCGCTCGACGGTGTCGAGGCGCTGGTCCTGCTGCTGCTGGCTCTCGATGAGGGTCGCGATGTGCTCGAGCGCCCTCTGGGTCTGCACCTGGCCGCGTTCGACGTTGTCCATCCGCACGCCGATCCCGGGCAGGGCGTCGGCGGTCTTGCGGCCGGTGATCGAGTCGTGCTGCTCCTCGCGGCCGATGAGGCTGTCGCGGATCTGGACCCAGACGCCGATCCCGCGGCGGATCCGGGGACGGACCCAGCGCAGATAGCCGAGGAGAGCGCCTAGCAGAGCGAGCAGCCCGAGGACGAGGCCGACGATGTCGTTGGTGCGGTCGAGCATCAGCCCGCCGCCGTTGTCGGGGTCATCTGGATGGCCTCCCAAGCCACGTTGACCGTGGCGGTCTGTGCGGTGGTGTCGCCGGTGTAGACGTAGACCGACGCGCCGCTGGTGGTCGCGTTGAGCACGCGGGGGACGAACTTCTGCGACCCGGACGGGGCGCTCTGCAGGGTCGCGAGCACGAGCGGCGGGACAGTGAACCGGCCCGCTGGGAACGTGATGTTCGTGAACGCGGAGTTCACGGCCGAGAGAGCGACGTTGACCACGCCGGTCGCGATCGCGAACGGCGCCATGCCGCCACCGGAACCCGCCTGGGTGAGCGCCCGACTGGCGAGCTCGGCCACGGAGTCGAGGGCGGACTGCTCGTCTTGGGCGGCCAGGCCCTTGGGGTTGGCCTGCAGGTCGCCGGCGGCCCAGTCGAACTCGACGTCGCCGAGCACGATGCTGGTGTTGCGCGAGAGGCCGCGGGGGTCCGGCACTGAGCGCAGGGCCATGCCCTGGCCGGCGCGGACGAAGGCGAGGTCGGCTTCGCGGCCGCCGAGGTTGGTGACCTGGCCGGCGGAGAGATTGAGGCCGTTGGTCCATCCTGAGCGGCCAGCGTTGGCCTCGGCCCACAGGCCGGTGGCGATCGCGACGGCCTCGGCGGGGAGGAGTGGGCCGCGGTCGAAGATCTCCTTGGGCTTCTCGACGGGCCGGGTCGGGGAGACGGCCGGGTAGGAGGCGGTGTCGCGTCGTCCGGTGGTCTTGTTGGTGTAGCGGACGAAGACGACGTCGACCCGCTCTGTGCCGGATGCACCGAGGATCCCGGAGCCGGGGGTGACGAGCCAGTTGATGGAGGTCTCGACGGCGGGGATGATGATGAGCCGCCGGCGGGAGTCGACGTGCCAGGTCTGGCCGTTCTTGGTGGCCCAGGCGTCGAGGACGGACCGGACGGTGGTGAGACCGGAGCCGGGCTCGCCGACCTCGGTGTTGCCGAAGTCCCCGATGCGCTTCCAGGACAGGGCGCCGCGGTTGATGGCGGCGTCGATGACCTCGTTGGGCTTGGTCGAGGCGTTGCCCAGGGCGTCGAGCGCCATCGCGTTGTCGGCGTCACGGGAGGCTCCGACGGCGCCGATGGTGCCGGCGTCCCAGTCCGGCTCGACCAGGGTGCCGGCCCAAAGGCACGCCGGGCCGCGCATCAGCTCGACGGGCGCCTTGTCGCGCAGGGCGGGGTGGCGCCAGTCGTTCTTGAAGATGATCCGGGCGGAGAGGTCGACGTCGCCGTTGAGGTCGCCGGAGTGCTTGAGGCTGTCCCAGCGCACGATGCCGGACAGGCGGTAGCCGCCGACCCGGAGTTCGGGTCGGAAGCGGTTGCGGGCCATGTCAGGTGGCCTCGTCGATGACGGCGTCGAGGTAGCGGGGGTAGAACCAGAGGTCGGTCTGGGCCTTGAGGGAGGTCGAGGTGACGGTGAAGATCTGGAGCGGGCCGGGGTCGGCGTAGTGCTGGTCGGCGGCGCCGAAGTCGGCGCCGATGGTCTTGTAGTCGACGCACACGGGGTTGGTGCCGAATGCGCCGGTGCCGCCGTAGATGCTGGGCAGGCGGCCGAGCTCGGGCGGGCGGATCTCGACCCAGGTCATCGAGTCGGCGTCCCGGATCCAGGTCAGGGAGCCCTCGGTGAGGTTGAAGAGCCAGAACTCGTCCCAGGTCATGTTCGCGGTCCCGGTGATGACGAACTCGATGAGCTGGTTGCCCTCGATCTCGACGGTCGGCAGGAGCATCGCGGCGAGGTTGATGGCGCGGTAGCCGCTGGTGACGGGGACCTCGAAGGAGCCGGCGTCGACGATGCCGGAGCCGATGGTCGCGCCGCCGCCGGAGTCGACGACGCGCGCGGTCCAGGAGAGGGTGCCGGCGGTGGTGACGTTGAGCCGGCCTACCAGCCCGTACATGCCCTTCTCGACCTTGGCGGCCGGGATGCGGAAGGTGGCCGGGCTGGCGAGGGTGTTGCGGGCTCCGGAGATCATCGCCGCGTCGACGGTGGCGCCGCCGGTGGTCAGGAAGGGCCGCATCGGCGGGGCGATCTGGGCGTTCTTCGTGGTGTAGACGAGGATGTCGGCGCCGAGGGCGGCGGGGGTGGCGTCGTAGACGCGGATGGCGGCCTGGGTCGGTGCGGTGCCGAGGATCTTCGCGGTGCGCGACTGCTCGCGGGTGGTGCCGGTGGAGATCACCATGTTGGTGCGTGCGACGTGCGCGACTGAGACCGAGACCATCGGCTGGTTGGCGCCGCCGGCCGCGGTGGCTTCGACGACGAGGGTGTCGAAGTTGCCGGTGGCGAAGAAGTAGTCGACGTATCCCGCGATGGCGCTGGGGGAGAACCCGACGGGCTCGATCGGGGCGGGGGTCCCGGTGCCGATCTTGAATGTCGGCCCGCTCGCCGTGCCGCCGACGACCGTGAGCGCGGCGGAGACCCGCAGGTAGGGGCTGGTGGACATGTTGACCGCTGCCGAGCGCGTCAGCGAGAGCGTGCGCGTGCCGGAGTAGCCCGGCGACGCTGCTCCGATCGCGTCGACGTGGCCGCTCGCGGCCTGCAGCGTTGCGACGGTGTACACGGCCAGGGAGGGCGAGGCGTGCGCCGTCCCCTCCCAGACGTAGTCGAGCGTGGCCGTGTCCGGAAGCGATCCGTCGACGTAGCCCCCTGGGATGTTGGCCTGCTCGACCATCACCTTGTCCAGGTAGTAGACGACGGTGCCGGCGGAGCGGTTGTTGGAGTCGTAGAAGCTGAAGTCGAAGGTCGCGGAGACCGCGCCCGAGGGGGCCTTCCCGGTGCCCTGGTAGGTCTGCCAGGTGTTGGCGACGGGGTCCTTGAAGTCCGCTGGGCCGCCGAGGGGCGAGCCGGTGCCGTTCGGCCCCGACCAGAAGGTGATCGAGGCAGTGCACGCGTTGGTGCCCGGGTAGGAGATAGTGGGGCGCGCCGACGCCTGGAACGCGTAGTCCAGGCCGGCGGTCACCGGGAATGCGTGGCGGATCAGGGAGACCTGCCCTGCGCCCTTGGCTACGCGGATCGAGGCGGTGCCGACGGCGAACTGCGTCGTGTCGCGCAGGATCGTGGCGTCAGTGCTGGCCGGGCCCTTGGCCCACAGGTTGACGTTGGTCTCACCTGAGGGGTTGGCGACGATGTTGCGGCGGGTTGCCGGGCCGTAGCCGTAGCCCTTGGCGGTCCAGTTGGTCGTGGCGTCGCAGGTGTCGATGTCGACGGTGGTCGGCGTCGGCGGTGCGGGCGGAAGGGCTGGCACCACGACCGGGTTCGGCGGGCGGGAGAACGGGTGCCGCGACATGGTGACGGTGAAGTAGCGGCACTCCCGCAGCTTCTCCTCGATGTCCCAGTCGTTGCCTTCGTCGCGGACCGGGTCGGCGGCGTAGACGTCGTAGACGCAGGTGGCGGCGTCCTCGAGAGGCGAGATCCACATCAGGGGCGGGATCGGGTCCGCGGCCGCGTTCGCGGCCAGGGCGGCGGCGGCCTTCGCGACCGCCGGTCCGGCGGCAGACCCGTCCGGCGCGGACACGCGGAGCTGCAGCACCGTCTCGGCGTTGTCGTGGCCGTTCATCACCGCGAGCGACCCATCGACCTGCAGCGACTTCACGAACTCGGTCAGCGCCTTGGCCGTGCCGAGCTTGGTGCGGTCGGCCATCGCCTCGATCACGAACTCTGCGTCCGGGTCGACCGTGTCGCCGGCGAGGCGGAGGTCGCCCCACATCAGCGAGTGCGGCTGGCTCATGCAGTCCCCTCCGGGTCAGTGGTGTCGGTCGGGGTCTCGGGGGCGAGCAACGCGCGGTCGGCCTCGAGCCGCGCCTTCTCGGCCAGGCAGGCCGCGAGCTTGGCCTCCGCGGCCTCCAGGTCGGCCCGGGCCTTGGTGATCCAGCCCTCCTGCAGACCGATGCTGTTCACGCCGCCGTCGAGCTCAGCGAGCCGCTGGTCGATCAGCGCCACCGTCGGACTCAGCGTCGCGTCGGCCGGGCTACCGGGTTCGATCTGCTCGGTCACGTCACTTCCCGTTCCGGCCGCGGTGGCCCTTGGAGTTGCCGCGCTGGCGGCTCTCGCGGTTCTTCTCGCCGTTGCGGTCGATGGCCTTCTCGATCGCCTTGACCTGGGTCTCGAGGCGACGAACGCTGGAGTCGAGGACCTTGAACTCCGGCCCGTAGGCGGCGGCCGACGCGTTCTTCCCGGTTGCGGTCGCCAGGTCGGCTCGCCGGTCGAACTGCTTCTCGTACTGGGCGAGCTGCGCGGCGCTCAGGCCGGCGAAGGTGCCGATGGTGGCGGCGTCGCCCTGGGCGAGCAGCGCGTCGAGGGCGCCACCGTTGAGGCCCTTCTTCTGCAGGGCCGCGATGTCCTTCTGCAGCTGGGTGCCGGTCGAGATGTCGCCGGCCAGGATCGCCATGACGTCCTCGAACGACCCGCCAGCCGACCATGCCTCGGTCTCGCCGAACAGGTCCGAGGTGAGCTTGCCCGCGACCGCGTCCTGCAGCGACGACATCTTCGACGCCAGCTCGTCGCGGGCCTCGGTCTCCCGCTCGAGCGCGGTCTGCGAGGTCTTGAGCGCCTTGTTGAGGCCCTTCAAGGTCTTCGGCAGCTCGAACAGCTCCATGAACTCCGCCGGCAGCCACGACTTGTCCTTGCCGGGCTTCCCGCCTGCCCCAGGCGCCGGCGCCCATGACGGGTTGCCGACCATGCCGCCGCCAGCGAAGCCAGGGAGGTGTCCGTACCGGCTGGAGAGCAGGCCCCAGTCCCGCTTCACGGTCTCCTGCGGCAGGACGACCTCTCCGCGGTGGACGATGCCGGCCGGCTCGTACTTGCCGCCGTCACCGGTGTAGCCGCCGTCGGCGTATCCCATGTCGGTGGCGAACTTGTTCGCCGGCGCACCGAGGACGTTGGTCCGGATGTTGATCGTCCGCGGACGCGTCAGCGACGCGAGCTGCGCCTCTGCGCCCGGTACGCCGAAGAGAGTGACCTTCGGCTTCGCGCCCAGCCGGGTTGCTCCGGTGAGCTCGGACTTCACCGTCTGGATGCCGCTCTTGAACGGCTTGGTGTTCAGGTCCGCCTTGGGCTTCGCTGTCTTCCCGCCGGTCCGGTCGAGGTCGGCGTCGACCGCGGCCCGCTTGTTGTCGAAGCCCTTGGCGTCGAGCCCGACCTTCGGCTTGGCGTTCTTGTTGCCGAGGTCCTGGACGTTCTTCTCGGCGTCCTTGGCGTCCTTGCCCATCCCGCGGATCTCCTTGCCCGCGGTCCGCATCGCGGCGTTGAGACGCTCGATGTTCTCGGGTGCCCCCTTCGCGAGCCCAGCCACTGCCTGCGCAGCTGCGGGGCCCTGCGCCTGCAGCTCGGCGATCACCTTGGGGTCAAGCCCGCGATCACGGAGGGTCTGCAGGTTGTCGCGGAAGTCAGCGAGAGCCCGGACCTGGGCCTCGAAGCCCTCAAGCCATCCCGACATCGAGAACTTCTCGCCAGCGAGCGAGTCGGAGAAGTCGAGGAACGCCTTGCCCGACTCACGGGCCGCGTCCCGAGCCGCGACGAGCCTAGATCGGAGGATCTCCTGCTCTCGAGCGGCGCGCCTAGACGAGTCAGCAGTCCCATCGGTTGCGGAGCTGACGTTGGCGGCAGCGGTCCCGAACGCATCGAACTGCTTGATCAGATCCTTCTGGCTGCCACCGTCCTGGCGGACGATCTCCATGAGCTGGTCGAAGATCGACCAGGCCATCTGAGCGTTGCCCGACTCGACCATGGCCGCGAGCGCCTGGTCGATCTGCTCGAGGTTGTCGGCAGCCTTGTCCATGGGCGTGTCGCCGAGAAGGCCCCCAAGACGGATGACTTCCTGGATCGGCTCGGCTGCGTCGTTCCAGCCGTTCGTGACGATCTTCAGGTCTTCGGAAACCCGCTTGAGGTCGTCGCTCACCGTGCCGCGCGTCAGGGCCTCGAGGTTGCGCTGCAGGTCCGTGCTCTTGACGCGGGTGTTGAAGATCTCCTCGAAGGTCTGGTCAAGCAGCGTGAGCGCTGCGAGCAGGCCGGCGAAGCGGACGCCGTTCAGCGAAGCCAGCCGAGTCGCGGTGTTACCTGCCTGGACACCGGTTGCCGCCAGGCGGCTGTTCACGGCACCAAGCACTGTCTCGACGCCGCGAGACGCCAGGGAGAGCCCCGACATAGCCGTTACGGCCGCCATGATCGGTGTCCCAAGAGGGGAGTCAGCGATCGTGGCGATGGCCTTTGCGACAGCGGTCAGGCCATCGAGAACCGGACCGCCAAGCGGCGCCGCCGCCTCGGCGATCTGGAGGATCGCGTTGGCGATCGCGCCGGCGGCGGCGGCGACCTTCGGACCGGTCTCGCTGAGGTAGTTGAAGAAGCCCTGGACGTCGCCCTCGTCGAGCGAGGAGGCCCAGTCGTCGAAGGACTTCGTGACGTCCACGAGCCAGTCGCGGACGCCGTCGTTGACGGGGTCCATGGCCATCCACAGCGACGCGAGGCCGTGCGTCAGGGAGCCGACGGCCTGCCCGAGGGCGGTGATGGCGTCGGGCGCCTCGGCCTCGATGAAGTCGAAGAAGTCGGCCCACCGGTCGCCGGCGAGGGACTTGGCGCCGTCTGCGATGAGGTCGCCGCCGGCGGTGCTGACGGCGAGCAGGATCCGCTCGATGGTCGGGGCGGCGGTCTCGATCGAGTCGAGGGCCTCGGTGAGGCCGGGAAACCAGCCGGCGGCGGCCGACTTCTGCAGGTCGCCGAGGACTGGGCGGATCTCCTGGAAGCGGGCGACGAACTCGCGGGCCTCGGGCGCGAGCTTGGCCATGGCCTGCTCGGCCTTCTCGAGGTTCGCGGCCGTCGGGTCGAGGCGGGCGTCCTCCACGGCCTTGAGGGCGTCCCCGACGCCCTGGGCCGCGACGACCAGGGAGAGCGCGCCTGCTGCCGCGAAGCCGAACTGGGACGCCAGCCCCGCCACGCCAGCGACACCAACGGCGCCGATCGGCACGAGGCCGGGTCCGAGGACGGCCGCGAGCCTGGCGAGCAGCGACAGCCGGCCGGAGAGCTGGTTGATCGAGGTGTCGGCGCGCTTCGTGCTCGACGCGACGCCGTCCATGTCGCGCTCGACCGTGCGGGCGAACCGGCTCGTCATGACGGCCTGGCCCGAGAGTCGGTCGAGCTCGGCGTTCAGCAGTGCCGTCGCGCCGACGCAGCGGGCCATCGGCCCGGAGTAGTCGTCGTCGAGGGAGACGATGACGCGTTCGCGGCGAGTCGCCACAGGCACCTCCTGCAGGATCGTGGGGACAGGTGGGCGCTGGGCGGCCTAGGCTGCGGTCATGGCAGAGCGACTTCGCGGACCGGCGGTGCTTCTGGTGGTCGCCGGCCTTCTGGCGTTGTTCGGCAGGACTGCGGACAGCGAAGATCTCCGCAGCGCGTGCTCCGGAGGGGCTGCCTTCATGGCAGCCATCGGAGGGGCGTTCTTGGTGGTCCGCCTGCTTCAGGAGCGCGGTTAGGCGCCGGCGCCCAGGGACTCGCGTGTGATCTCCCGGTTGTCGCTGAGGAAGTCGTCGTCGGGTGTGAGGTCCTCGGTGGTGACCCAGATCGTGACGCCGTCACGGGCGTGGAACGGGTGAGCGGCGCTGCGGTCCTTGGCCCAGTGGGTGAAGGTGCCGTCGTGGTACGGCCGCTCGTCGTGAAGGTCGTCGTAGCGGGCGTTGGCCGAGGCGCGGGCCATGGTGGCGTAGCAGAGGGTGCGCTGCGGGTACCAGAGGACGGCGGGGTCGGAGCACAGCTCGCGGGGGCTGCCGCACTCCGGGCAGGTCATGCGCTGTCGCTGCCAGTCCGCGACCCACAGGTCGCGCTCGAGGTCGGGTAGCGCGTCGAACTGGCCGAGGGTCAGTCCGAGGGCTCGGGCGATGTCGAGATCGCGGAGATAATCCGCGCGACCAGCGAGGACGCTTCGGCTTTTGGGATGCCACCGTCCTCGGTGTTGAGCCGGATCGCGGCGTTGTAGACCGCGTTGAAGTGGGGGTCCGAGAGGTCGTCGATGAACGCGTCGCGGGCGGCGTCGGACGTGAACTGGCCGGGCGCGATAGAGAGCGGCACGAGGTCGTCGGCCATGGTCTCGAAGTTGAAGCCCTTGGTGTCGTCGGCGTGGACGACCTCGACCTCACGCTCGGCGCCCTCGCCGGCGTCGGGGTCGGGGACCTTCTGGGTGACCATCCGGGCGGGGTGCTTGGCCTCGAGCTCGCGCTTCTTGCGGCGCGGGAGGGCCTGGATGACGACCTTGCGGGCTCGCTCGGTGGCCTCGCGGACGAAGGCGTCGTGGGCCTCGGCCTTGGCCTTGAGCTCCTCGGCGCCGGCGGGCTCGGTCTCGGAGAGCAGGCGGGTCGTCGGGACGGACGCGGCCGCGGCCTCGTACAGGTCGGCGCGCAGCTCCTCGATGCGCTGCAGGTCGTCGCCGAGGAACAGCGGGACGGTCGCCGTCGGGCGCTCGTAGGGGGTGCTCTCGGTCATCAGGACTCCTCCCGGGCGTGGTCGGCGGACCGCGTGACGTCGAGCAGCGCCTCAGGCAGGTCGAGGTCCAGGCGGTCGGCGACCAGGTCGAGGTGCACGGTGGGCTGGAGGCGGCCGGCCTTGGTCCACGCGAACTCGACCTTGACCGAGTCGGCGAGGACGGTCTTGCTGATGTCGACGTCGTCGACCACGAGGCGGTAGGTCCCGGTCTCGGTCTTGCTGATCTTGATGTACGCCATGACGGCTGCTCTCCTTCGGCTGGGGTGTGGCTGGGCGGCTGGGCACGGAGAGGTGGGCCCGCCGCCGCCTCCCAGCCAGGGACGGCGGCGGGCCGATCGAGAGGCGCGAGGTCAGGCGACGAGGGCCTTGTTCCACGCCGGGGCGCCGGTGATCGAGGCGCCCTGGGTGAAGGAGTAGACGCCGTCGGCACCGGTGCCGGTCTTGCCCGGGGTCTTGATGCCGAGCTGGACCGGGATGATGTCGACGAACTGGCCGACCGCGATGTCGGTGGTGGCCGTGACGCCCTGACGGCGCCACAGGAACCCGGCGATGCCGTCGACCATGGTCTCCCAGGCCTTCTTCCCGTTCGACGCGGCGGCGCCCTGGGGGTCGAAGGACACGATGAGGTCGGGCATCGCGTAGGTCACGGCGCCGTTGACCTCGAACTGCTGGGTCTGGCACAGCACCCGCGGGAGCGTCACCTTCTCCTGGTTCGAGGTCGGGTCGCCCTGCTCGCCGAAGAGGCTGCAGGAGAGGTTGAACCCGGAGGCGGCGTTGAGCTCGGTGACCTTCGGGATGAGGATGTCGGCGATGGCCGGGGCGAAGCCCCAGCTGTCGTTGCCGAACGCGCGCTTGAGCGCCGGCTGGATCGGAGCGGCCATCAGGCGTTCTCCTTCTGGGTCTCGGCCTGGTGGCCGTCGGTGGGCGGCTGGGAGTCCGCCGCGGGTGCGGCGGGGGGATCGGTGTCGGCGGTGGAGCCGGCCAGCCGGGCGTCGTCCTCGTCGAGGAGCGCCACGAGCGCTGCCTTGTTGCCGGCGGTCACGAGCTGGTGCTCGTCGTCGCGGCCGTCGTTGCGGGCGGCGATCTCGGCCTTCAGCTCGGCCACCTTGAGACCGGCGTACTTGCTCGCCGGCTCACCGCTGTGCCCGCCGGCGCTGGCTCCGGCGGGGTTCAGGGTGGTGTGGTACTTCGGCGGGAGCGGGTCGCCGGCGGCGTCGACCGCGGGCTTGTTGAGCGGCTCGTAGCCGCCGGTCGCCTCGGCGTGGGAGCGCGGGACGGAGAGCTGGTGGCCGGTCTCGATCTGGCGGACGCGGATGAACTCGGTGGACTCGGACATGCGGACGCCCTCCTCAGGGGTCAGTAGGTGAAGTCGGCGGATCCGACGAACCAGCCGTCGATGGCGACGACGTCGTCCTCGGTGCCCTCGTACTGGGCGGGCGGGTACGTGTCGCCGGCGACCGTGATGCGCGCGAATCGGAGCGCCTCGAAGCACTTCTCGCGCAGCAGGAGCGCGTTCGAGACGGAGATCCGGGAGAACCACCACACGGTGGCGCGGTAGCGGCGCACGTTGGTGGTGGCGTTGAGCAGCAGCTGGTCGGGGGCGGTGAAGATCTCGGTGACCTGGACCTGGACGTACTCGACCGGGCGCTGGGCGGGGACCTCGTCGACCGGGTGCGCGTGCTTCGGGGCGACGGCGGTGTCGAGGAGCGCGACGACCGCGGTCTGGTGCTCGTCGAGCGTCGGGCCCATCAGGAGATCTCCCGGAGGATCTTGCGGACACGCTCGGCCAGGTCGGGACCGACGCGATCGGCGGCCTTGGGCAGGTCGGTGTTGCGGCCGTGACGGAACCCGACGCCGACGAACTCGGTCTTCGGGGTCCCGTCGGGCCCAAACTCGCCCTCGAGTGGACCGGTCATCTCGGCGTTGACCCGCTTCCAGTACGCGGTGCCGTGGGGGCCTGCCTTCTCCCGGGCGAGCGCGCGGGCCAGGTCGCGGCCGAAGTCGGTGGACTGCTTGACCGCGCGGCGGGCCATCGGTGCGAACGAGCCGGCGGCGCGCTCCTGATCGGCCTGCAGGCGGTCGAGATGATGACGGACCTTGACGCGCACGGCGGCCTCCTGGTGGGGCTAGAGCTCGATGACGTCGAGGCGTCGGGCGGTGGCGTAGGACTTCGCGGGGACGCCGACGACCATGTAGCGACGGCCGAGGAGAGCGGGGTCGTCAGCGGGGCCAATCGCGGTGATCTCGTACTCCCAGGCGCCGCCGACCTGGCCGCGCTGCTCGCCCGGGTTCGGGATCTTCGCGGTGATCGGGATGTGCAGGCCGCCGGCGAGCACGGGGCGGTCGGTGCCGCCGATCTTCCCGTAGCGGGTCGGGGTGTCGCCGCCGGCCTGGGCGCCGGCTTGGACCTTCCCGAACGTCTGACCCTCAGGGTCGAACCTTGGGACGTCGTAACCGTCCGGGCCCTTGGTGAGCCCGGCCGGGGAGTAGGCAGCCAGGGTCAGGGTCATCATCGACTCGGCCTGCTGCCGCAGGAAGGGCAGCTCGGCCGCGATGCTCGCGTTGATGTCCATCACGGCCGCCAGTGCATGTCGGGAGCGGGCGAGGACGGGCTGGCGCCGAACCCGGGGCGGGTGGAGAAGGCGCCCGACTCGCGGCGGGGCGCGAGGAGCTCCCACCACTCGTCGGTGATGTCGGCTGCGCTGGCTGGCTTCTTCTCCCAGCGGCGGGTGACGTTCCCGTCGTCGACAGCCACGCTGATGGAGGTCTCGTCGGAGGTCACTCCGGCCGGTGGGACCTTCGCGGCTGCGGCTTCGGTCTCGACGTACTTCAAGACGTCGGGGTCCAGAGCGTCCACGGGGCCGAGGCGGCCGCGGATGATGAGCTCGATGCCGTTGAGCCAGTAGGTGATCTGCGCCTGCTGTGCGGGCGTGAAGTCGGAGGCGGGGCGGCCAAGAGCAACGGCCACGTCTTCCCAGGTCGCTACAGCCATGACCGCCCCACCTCTCTCACTCGTCGCTGGTGCTGGTCGACGGTCCCGGCGAGGACGTGCCGGCCGTCTTGCGGGACGCCGTCCGCTTGGCCGGCGCCTTCTTGGCCTCACCGTCAGCCCCGTCGGCACCGGTGTCGCTGGTGCTGGTCGACGGGCCCGCGGTCGTCTCGAGGTCGTCGTCGTGGACCAGGTCCTCGGCCCACTCGGGGACCTCGGACCCGGCCACGATCGGCGTGGCGACGCCGGTGTCCGGGTGCCGGACGACCAGCGTGTACTTCAGGACGCCGCGGCTCACGCGAGGACCTGGATCGCCATCGAGGCGTTCGGGTTGGCCAGCACCGGCTCGCCGATGGAGTCGCCCTGGACCTCGATCGAGGAACCGACCCGCTCGTCCTTGAAGACGCCGCAGACGATGCCGGGCTGCTCGTCGGGCTCGATGCCCCACGACTCGAACCCGGCCGAGACGGTGCGGCCCCAGTAGGTCGCGCCGAGGACCGAGCCGTCCTCGTCGTCCGGCTCGACGGGCTCGGGCAGGAGGTAGACCTTCTTCGGGTTCAGGACCGGCGTGAGGACGCCCTCGATGGACACCCGCCGCTCGTAGATCTCGAAGTCGGGCAGGCCGGCCGAGGTGACGTAGCCCTCGACCTCGGTGTTCAGCGGCGGCCGCGACGCCGAGGCGCCGACGAGCGTCTTGAACTGGTTGCCGGCCGCGAACGCGTTGTAGGCCGCTCGGGAGCCGAAGACCAGCCGTCCGGCGCCGACGCCGTTGTTGAAGCTGGCGTAGACGTCGTTCCAGCCCGAGAGCTGGGTGAGGCGGTCCACGGCGGGGTCGGCCCACCAGTTCCCGGCGCCGGCGGCCACCGCGAGCGCGGCGTCGCGACCGAAGACGTCGTTGATGAGGAAGTTGTCCTCGTCCACGACGAGCGCTCCGGCGTCGATGGTCAGGCCACGGGCTCGCTCCTGACGCTGGGAGATCGCCTGCACGTTGCGGCGGATGGCCGACTCGATGCTCTTGCGGATCCGGTCGTCGGAGAGGCGGGCGAGCTCCTTCTGGGTGAGCTCGTCCACGGGCTCGTTGCGCGCGATCGACGGCAGGTCGATCGTGGACGCCTTGACGCTCTGCCCCTTGCCGATCTCGGGCGGGGAGTTGAACGCGCGGTACCGGGCCGCGTCGACCAGGCCGGTCGAGCCCGGGTAGAACTTCACGTGGTCGGAGTCGACGAACACGTTGGGCAGGAACCGGGCGAGCGTGCCGCCCCGCTGCTGCTCGATGATGTACTGCTCGTCGCGGGCGATGCCGGTCGCCTCGACGGGGTCGATGAGGTCAGTCCAGAGGGCCATGGGTCATCAGCTCCAGAACGCGAACTGCGGCTGTGCCGCGGTGGACGGAACCGCGAACCCGGCGAGCGGGACCTTCGCAGTCTTGATGTTGCCTCGGACGACGACCGAGCAGTTGACGTCCTCGACGCCGTCGGTCTTCCAGTCGCCCTTGAGGAAGCCGAGACGCTCGCCGGCGGCGTCGGTCCACGGCTTGATGACGTCGCGGTCGGCGACGTTGACGGGCAGCCCGGAGGGGAAGTACCCGTTGGGGAAGTGGGTGGCCTTGGTGAACGTGCTGACATCCAGGACACCGGTGACGGACTCGTCGAGCCCGTCGGTGTTCAGGAGCCAGGAGAAGTCACCACTGCCGTAGGTCGTGGTCTTGAGACCAGGCATGACGGTGTTCCTTTCAGGAGGGGGTCAGTTCTTCTTCGCCTCGCGCGCGGCGCGGCGATCGGCCATCACCTGGGCGACGGACTTGCCGCCGGCGGGACCGCTGTCACTGCCGCCGCCACCTTGGCCGCGGTCAGGCTTGGGTCGGCGTGACTTCGCGTCGCGCTCCTCCTCGGCTGGCGCGAGTCGCTCGGCCAGCTTCTTCATGGCCTCGACGTCCTTGATGGACGTGAGGATCTCCAGATCGGCCTTGTCGGTGATCCGGTGCTCGTTGGCAACAGCGAGGACGGTGTTCTCGTGCTGCATGCTGGCGATCTGCAGCTGGATCTTGGCCAGTTCGTCGCCGTCGTTGTCCTTGTCGTCGCTGCCCAGGCCGAGCGCCGCGGCGAGACCCTTCTTCAGGTCGCCCAGCTCGGTCTCGAGCGCCTTGCGGGCTTCGCGTTCGGACTTGAGTGCCTTCTCGCCACCCGGGCCGAGCGGCTTGTCGCCGTCGGGGTTGTCGTCCTTGTCGGCGTCGTCGCCGGCCTTCGGCTTGTCGTCGTCGCCCGTCTTGTCCTCGCCCGTCTTGTCCGCGGGCTTGTCGTCGGGCGAGGCGCCGGCGATGGGCCAGATCGGGGCGCCGCTACGGCGGAACCCGACGGCCTGGAGCGCCAGGCCGGTGTGGGGGTGCCGCATCGTCGGGTGGAAGGGCAGCCCGGCGTGGGCGGGGTCGGTCGAGTGGTGCTGCATCGGTTCTCCGTTCGTCGGCGCCAGCCCCTCGCGGGCGGGCTCTCCGTGTCCCGGGCGACCTCGCGTCGCCGGGTGGTTCTGCTGCGGATGCGGCCATCGCGGGCGGCGGCGTACACTCGAAGGTGAGTGGGGCGCGGCCTCGGCGAACAGCTGGGGATACGGCCCCACTCGCTCGTTCCCGGAGCCTGGCGACTCGGCCGGCCTAGAGCACCCGGTGCAGCCGGCCGCGGCTCATCACCCACAGCCGTTCCAGTGGCCGCGGCGCTGCGCCGTAGAGCTTGGCCAGCTCCGCGAGGGTCTCGTCGGTGACAGGCTGGTCTCCGAGGTCGATCACGACGTTGGTCACGATCAGGCGCCGCTGGTTCTTGTGCAGCGCCTTGCGGATCTGGCGAGCGATGTGCTTGACGTCGGCCGGCGTGTTGGCGGCGATGGCCTTGTGCTCGACCTGCAGTGCGGCGCCGGCCGCAGCCGCTCCGACCCAGATGAAGTCGTTGGTCGGGAGCGTGCCGACCTCGTCGACTCCGTTGGAGCCGGTCGCGATCCAGGCGAGCTCATGTCCGAGAGCGAGCATCCGCTCGACGAACACGACCTCCTCGGGCTGTAGAGTCTCGCCGCTTGCGGTGAACCGCCCGGTGGCCTCGAGGGCGTCCTGGCGTCCCTGCCAGTGGCGCGCTGTGGCGTCCTTGTCGCCGGGCTCCGGCGGTTCCCCGCTCGCCAGCGGGCGGGTGGGTGGATCGGCCGGCGGCCGACCGCCTCCGCCGCCTCCGCTGCCTCCGCCGGCAGCGGCTGGGGCGGGGGCGGCGGTGGAGTCCTCAGCGGACCGGGCGGCGGGGGCGTCTGCGCGGGTCGGGTCGCGTCGCTTCCGCGAGCCGGAGTCCTCGTTCGTGACGTACCCGTAGAGCCGCAGTAGCCGCAGCGCGTCGTCGCGGTCCTTGGCGTGCTCGTAGATCGACTCCGGGCGCAGTCGGATCGGCAGATCTGGGTGGGCCCTGCGCCAGGCGCTGCGCTTCGTGGTGCCTTCGAGAGTGGCCTTGACGGTCCGGTTGAAGATCTCGGCGCTGACGACGTTCGTCATGCCCTTGGGCCGCCGGCCGCCGCCTCGCTTGGCGTTGACGACGGCACCGATGTCGGCGCCGTCGGCGATTGCGCGCCGGTCTGCCTCGCTCAAGCTGGAATGGAAGGACGTCGATCCGTCGGGGTGGATCCTGTAGCCGCCGATCAGACCCTGTTCGAAGGCCGCCATCGGGTCGGTGACCAGCCCGGCTTCCTCCGCTTCCCGCTGTGAGGAGACCGGCCAGTGCTGGCAGTCGCAGCGGGGGTGGCGTGCGAACCCCTCGAGGTCTCGGTAGATCCGGCCGGCCAGGATCACGCAGCGGTCGCAGGAGGGCAGGTCGAGGACGCGGACGAAGCGGGTCCACTCGTGACCGGCCACGATCTCCACCGAGGCGGCGTCGGCGCCAGCGGCGACGATCTCCGACTGCACGAAGATGTCGAGGGAGGCCAGCATCGAGTCCTGCAGCCGAGCGATCTCACCGTCGAGGTCGGCCGTGAGGCGACTGACGATGGTCTCGATCGGGGACTCGATCGGCCACCCCAGCTGGGTGGTGCCAGCGAACGCTGCCGGCGAGCTCAGCGCATTGCGGCCGGCTTCGCGGGCCATGGTCCGCGAAGCCGCCATCGCCGCGGCCAGCTGGTAGGTGGCGAGTGTGGAAGCTGCGGCGGACGCGGCCTGCCGTGGTGTCTCGGCGCTCCGGACAACCTGGCGGACTGCTCGTACGCCGCCGAGGGCGACCCGCTGCTGAGAGCGGTAGTGGCTACGCGCCCGCGACAGGAGCGATGACACCGGCGTCCCTCAGCAGCGCGGCGCCGATCGGGTCCACCGACACTGCGGCCTGCTCGGCTGCCTGGCGCGAGAAGTAGCCTCGCTCCTTCTCCTTGCGGGGCTCGGACCAGCCGAGCTCGTCCCAGGCACCTTCGCGGGACAGGATGTCGCTGCCGACGGCCTTGGTGACGGCGTCCATGCGCTGCGCCACGGTCGGGGTGGCCGGGTCGTACCACTCGACCCGGACACGGTTGCCCTTCACCCACTCGCCGGTGGCGAACCGCATCGCCAGCGCGCCGACCCAGCCCAGCGACATGCCGACCTGCTCGTTCTGTGCCTCCACCGACCGGATCAGCTTGGCCTCGTCGGCTCGGATCGCGCCCTCGGCCGGCGGGTTGGTGGTGTTGAGCCCGAAGAACCGCCCCGGGAACCCGGTGTTGACTGACGCCTCCGTGCGGTACACGTTCATCGACGTCTCGAAGTTCTTCAGGTCGGCGGCCGTGAGCTGACCGACCTTGCCGGCGGCGTTCGCGATCGTGTGGATCGCGTCGAAGTAGGCCTCGTACTGTGGGATCGGCTTGCCGCGCTCGTCGACGAAGTCTTCCTTCCGCACACCGGCGATCCACATGCGCGGTACGCCGTGGGCCTCCTGGGCGAACTGCAGGTTCGTCAGCGACCGGGCCGCTGAGTCCACGACCGGGATGATGTCGGTCATCTGGGACTCACCCGACCAGGAGCCGGAGAGCCGCCGGTTGAGGTGCATGACGATCGGGACCGCGCCGAGCTTGTGGTCGTCGCGGTCGACCTCGATCCACTTTCCCTCAGGGCCGCGCTCGACCTGGATCGTCTCGTTCGGCTTGAACAGCGTGGCCCGTGCCTGGCTGCCTCGGTCGCCGTCCTTCCGGTAGAACCGGGCCGCCGCCTCGATCCGCTCCTTGCGGGTGTCGATGATGGCCGCCATCTGCCGCGGGGACTCCACCCGCACCAGCGGGAGGTCGGGGTCGTCCTCGTTGGTGCCGACGCTCATGAAGGCGCGGCCGAAGATCATCCGGTCGGCGTTGAACATCGACACGTGGGCGGAGAGGTTGTTGGCGTCCCAGATCGCGCGCAGCTTCGGGTCGGCGGTCTCCTTGCCGGGCAGGATCAGCCAACGGACCTGCTGGCGATCGTTGATGGTGTCCACCACGGTTCGGCACCAGTTCGTGATGACCAGGAACCGGCGCATCTCCGGGGGGATCGCCATGCCGAGCTGCTCGACGCGCTGCCGGCCCTGGTAGTAGCGCAGCAGGAGCTCGTCGTTGCGGTGCTGCTTGTTGACCCGCGCGCGCAGCTTGTTCAGGAGGTCGATCTCTTCGGAGGTCAGCGCCATGAGTGATGGACCTCCTCGGTCAGCGTCGGGTGGTGGTCAGCGCGGCAGGCGGAAGTACGTGGGGCCGTCGTCGGGCTGCGCGCCAGCCTTGAGGGCGTCGAGGCGGGCTTCCCAGGAGAGCTGGGCGGCCATGGCGACGTCGAACTTCCGGTCGGGGTGGATCTTGGCAAGGATGAACAGCTGCTCGCCCTGGTCGTCCCAGTGGTTCACGGTCTCCCGACCCGCGGCGGCGATGTGCCGATCGAAGTCCTCGGCCAACGGGTCGTCCTTGCAGCGCGTGACGTCGCCCCCGCTGATCGCCTCGCCGTAGCGTCGCGCCATCCACGCGGCCGCCAGGGTGCGGTTGGTGCGCCACTCGACGACGACCTTGTCGCCGTACTTCCCGGCGGCCTTGCGCATCGCCTCGGTCCAGTAGAAGGGGTCGTAGTAACCCCGCCAGACGGAGAAGGTGTCGTGCAGCTCGTCGAGGGAGTCGAGGACCTGCTGCTCGGTGATCTCCCACTTGTCGTCGGCGGTGAGCGGCTTCTCCCACAGCGCCCAGAGCCGTTGCCGGCCGGTAGGGATGTCGGTCAGGACGATCGCGGTCGAGTCGCGGTACCGGGCGCCGTCGAAGCCCCAGGTGACGAACGACCCGGCGGCGATCGGGTCGGCGGTCGCGAGACCGCCCCACCGCTTGACGTCGAACGCCTGCCGGCCGGCCTTGACCCACCGGTTCAGCCACACCCGCTCGAGGTAGGCCTTGTCCGCGCGAGACGGTCCCACTGACGGGCGATCGACTCGAACTGCCCGGGGCCGTACTCGCCGACCGGGCCGGTGGCCTCAGCGACAGCGTCGACCCGTTCGGTGAACTCGTCGAGGTCGAACCCGGGGCCCGCCTCGCGGTGGAAGTAGAAGAGCTGCGGGTCGTCGACCTCGCCCTTCTCGATCGACTGCGCCTCCTCGTGGAGGCCTTCGGCGATCGAGCCCTGGCCGATTTCGCCGGCCGTGCCGACGTAGAGGCCCCAGGGGTCCTCGAGCACCCGCTTCTCGAGGTTGGCGACCATCGTCTCGTGCGCGTCGATCTGCCGAGGCAGCACGAGCCGGTGGGGCTCGTCGAAGCACTGGAAGGTGGTGCGTGCACCGTCGCGGCTGCCGGGCGAGTTCGAGAGCGGGACGGCCTTGCCGTCGGCGGTGCCGCTCGGGGAGAGCCGGACGATCCGCTCGTTCGTGGCGTCGAATAGCTCTGCGTCGGGGCCTCGGTGCAC